ATAAGGATAATCCTTTTATCGAATTGTATTTTCACTACAACATTAACAACAAAACGTATCTATCTCCAATTTCATTTGGTAGACCTGACCCTATCGTAGAGTTTGCAGAAAAACTTAAACGTACAGGTGATACTGATGATTGGAAAGCAGGTAAGAAAATGGAGCCAAAATTAAGAACATTCGCACCTGTAATCGTAAGAGGTAAGGAAAGTGAAGGTGTTAAGTTTTGGGGATTTGGAAAAACTGTTTATCAGGACATCTTAGGATACATTGCAGACCCCGATTATGGTGACATTACAGACCCACATACAGGACGTGATATTGTATTAGAAGTAGTATCTGCCGAAGAATCAAATGCAGCATACCCAACAACTACAATTAGAGTTAAACCTGCGGTATCTAAAATTTTACCAGATGCAGAAGCAGTAACTGAATTATTGAACGCACAAAAAGATATTACAGAATTGTATTCCGAATTATCTTACGCAGAATTAAAATCAGTATTAGAAAATTGGTTAAACCCAACTGCGGGAGCAAACGGTGATAGTGATGAGGTTGTTGCTGAATTAGAAGCACCAAAACCAAAACCAGCAGTATCACATGATTTAGGTGGAGTAACGGAATCAAAACCAGTAGTAGATAAACTACCTTGGGATGATGAACTTCCTATTACACCTGCACCAAAAGCAGCAGTAACAACAAAAGATGATGTTACTTCGGCATTTGACGATTTATTTAACAACTAAAATTAGTTACAAATGGCAAAAAGAGAAGATGATTTAGCAAGTTTACTTGCCGATTCTCTAAACAAACAAAATAAGGATGGGAAGATTGCCTATTTCTTAGACGATGATAGTTCGGATGCACCGACAAACGTCAAAGATTGGTTATCTACGGGAAATGCAATGCTAGATGTTGCAATCTCAAACAGACCTTATGGTGGATTGCCAGTTGGTAGAATAACAGAAATAACGGGTTTAGAGCAGAGTGGAAAATCTCTGCTCTCTGCCCATTTATTAGCTGAAGCACAACGTAAAGGTGGTGTTGCAGTTCTGATTGATACCGAAACCGCAGTTAGTAGAGAATTTTTGGAAGCAATTGGAGTGGATATTTCCAAACTCCTTTATGTTTCAGTAGATACCGTTGAAGGTATTTTTGAAGCTTGTGAAACAATTATTGAGCAAGTTCGTAAGGGTGATAAGGATAGATTAGTTACAATCGTAGTGGATTCAGTAGCAGCAGCATCTTCAAAGAAAGAGATGGAAGCTGATTATGATAAAGACGGTTACGCAACTGATAAGGCAATCATCATTTCAAAAGCAATGAGAAAGATTACCAATATGATTGGTAGACAATCTATTGCATTAGTATTCACAAACCAATTAAGACAGAAAATGAACGCAATGTTTGGAGACCCGTGGACAACATCGGGTGGTAAAGCATTGGCATTCCACGCATCTGTTAGATTGAGATTGAAGAATATGGGACAATTGAAAGCAGGAGATAGAATCGTAGGTATTAAGGTTCGTTGTCAGGTTATCAAAAACAGAATGGGACCTCCTTTGAGACACGCAGATTTTGATATTTTTTTTGATAGGGGTATTGATAACTACGGTGGATGGATTTCTGTTATGAAAGACCAAAAATTGGTAAAACAAGGTGGTGCATGGTACACATATACTGATATTGAATCAGGAGAGGAAATCAAATTCCAAGCAAAAGACTTCGTATCTATTTTACAAGATGAGGATTTAAAAGACCAAATCTATCGTAGAATTTGTGAAGCAACTATTTTACAATATAAAACATCAGCATCAGAGGAAGTTGAAATAACAACGGATGAAGGCAATGAGTCAGATTAACAAAAGGTATTTAGATATACTAAAACAAATAGATAAAGAACATAATGAATTTGGTGATTTACATCGTAACTCCAAAACATTAATTATTGATGGTCTTAATACCTTCATCCGTTCTTGGTCAACTGCTCCAAATCTTAACGATAATGGAGACCACATCGGAGGCATAGTCGGTACTTTAAAAAGTATCGGCTACGCAATCCGTACAATCAATCCTACCCGATGTATCATTGTATTTGATGGTAAAGGTGGTAACAAAAGCAGACAAGATATATACTCTGGTTACAAAGCAGATAGAGGCAAGAACAAAATCAAAATGAGATTGAATCGTGCTGCATCTGTTGAAATGAATCAAGAAGAAGAAAGTGAATCTATGAGACGACAAATGTTCGGATTAGGTGAATTACTGTCTTCTTTACCAGTATCCATTATGATTTATGATGGAATCGAAGCCGATGATGTTATTGCTTATATTACTACTCAATTAAAGAAAGAAGATGAAAAGGTTGTGATAATGAGTTCCGATAAAGATTTCTTACAATTGGTAAATAAAGATGTGAGTGTTTATTCACCATCTAAAAAGAAAATCTACAATATACCAGAAGTGGTAGAAGAATTTGGAATCCATCCACACAACTTTGTCAATTTCAGAATGATTGATGGTGATAAATCAGATAATTTAGATGGTTTACCTGGATTGGGATTAAAAACAATCATAAAGAATTTTCCAATATTAGCAGAAGAAACGGTACAAACTACCGAATCTTTATTAGAATTTATCAAAGAGCAACCAAAGAAAACAAAAGCTTACGATTTATTTGAAAATAACTTGGAAATATTAAAAAGAAATCGTAAATTGATGCAATTATCAGAACCAGAATTTAGTGGTACTATCCGTATGAAGATTAGATAGATACAACGAAAATACTGTTAAGTTTGATAAGCAAGGTTTCTTAAAATTAGGATTAAAGCATAAAGTATTAGATGCATTCCCTAACATAACAGATTGGTTACAAAGTACATTTTTACACATTTCAAAATTTTAAAACAATGGCGGAAGAAAGATTAGCAAAACCGTTAGGAGATAGAGTTCTTTTAACAGAATTAGAATCAGAGGTTTCACAGACAGCGGGTGGTATTATTATACCTGATTCGGTTAAAAACGAAGATATTAAAAGAGCAAAAGTAGAATCGGTAGGACCTGGTATTTACACACAAGCTGGAACATTGATTCCAATGAATTTAGAAGTAGGTGATGAAGTAATCATTCCACCATACCATCAAGGATTGGAGATTAAAGTAGGAGGTAACAAATACATCTTATTAAGAGAATCAGAAATTTTAATGGTAGTTAAATAATTTAAACAAAACACGGAACAGATGAAGTGTATCAAAAGTAAAGAAGGAGAAATCCGCAGAGTAAAAGAAGAAGAAGCAGATTTAAAAGTATTACAATACGGTTGGGTGTTCGTTCCTAAATCAGAATGGAAAGCACTTCGTAAACCGACTAACCCCCGACCAAGCTCCGACCAAGCTACCGACGTAGCTGAATTATCAATTGAGGAAAAGAGATTAGCAAGAAAGAAAAAAAATAAATAATGGAAGCAGTAGATACATTGGTAAAGTATGGACAATCGTATCAATCTAAAGTAGTTGCTTCTCTTATATCAGATGTAAAGTTTTTAGAGCAGGTAAGTGAAATCACCAAAGCTGCATTCTTTGAATCCGAAGCAAATAAATGGATTATAAACGAAGTAATTGATTACTTTGGTGAATATCGTGCAGTACCAACAATGGAGGTTTTTAAAATCAAAGTTGGTACAGTTGAGGATAAAGGATTAAAACAAACCATTGTTGAACAACTTAAAAGTGTTTATCAACAAATGGAGGCAAATGATTTGCCCTATGTTAAAAACGAATACCTTACATTTGCTAAGAATCAAAAAGTAAAAGAAGCTCTTTTAAAATCCGTAGAGTTATTAAAGTTAGGTCAATACGATAGAATCATTGATACTATGACAGCCGCATCCAAAGTGGGTGTTGAATCCGATTTAGGTTTAGATTATATTGAAAACTTTGAATCTATTATGGAGGATGTAAAAAGAGATTCAGTTCCTACAGGTTGGGATGTTATCGATGAACTAATGGATGGTGGATTAGGACCAGGAGAATTAGGAGTTGTAATGGCTCCGTCTGGTATCGGAAAGAGTTGGTTCTTATCAAAGATAGCTTGTTCGGCATTACAAAGAGGAATTGATGTATTACACTATACATTAGAATTATCCGAAAGTTATGTAGGACAAAGATATACTACTATCCTTACAAACATTGGAACATCCGAACATAAGGATAGAAAAGAAGAGGTAATTAGAAAAATTAAAGCAGTTCCTGGTAGAGTTCGTATTAAATACTACCCACCACAATTTGCATCAGCTAAAACCTTATCTGCTCACGTTGAGAAGATGAGACAAATTGGTTTTAATCCACAACTTATTATCATTGATTACGCTGATTTATTAAAATCAGGTAATGGTAATAGAGATGGGTTGTATGCGGAGTTGGGTGGAATCTATGAGGAGTTGCGGGGATTGAGTGGTATTGCTAAAATACCTATATGGACTGCAACACAAACTAACAGAGCAGCTATTGACCACGAGGTTATTCAGGCGGATTCGGTTGGAGATTCGTATAAGAAAGTTCAAACGGCTGACTTCATTATGAGTGTTAGTAGAAAAACAAAAGATAAGTTATCAAACACAGGTCGTATTCACATCGTTAAGAATCGATTTGGACCTG